TTCCCAATCTCCCACCACTCAATGTCATCGGATAAGTTGTCAGGTTGAACAGGAGATAGTAGTAACCCTAATGACCCCGGCAACTCTTGCATAGAGCGTTGTATAGCGGGAATGGCACTTGCCCCATTGTTGTGACCGCAGACAGAAACTACTGTGAGATTGTTATGTTCCATAGACACCAATCCTCTTCAAGTAATCAGATACGTTGCGACCGACAGCCACCTCTTCGGGGGTCTTGTCCTCAATGGCGCGAGAGACTGCACGGCTAATTCTCATAGCAGTCAAGCGAGGTTGTAGTTGCTCGGCATAGGCAGCAGCCGCCAGAGCAGAGGCGATGACCCTATCGTCTTTGTTGCGACCAGAGGCAGCGATACCACCGCCCTCGCGGGTAATGGTCTTCATCTCTTCCAAGGTGTCCATGTCGTAGACCGCCATCATCCCGCGCTCAAAGTAATCCTTCATGTAGGTCATCATGCGTTCTTTGGTCTGGGTTGTTGTTAGCCAACCAATAGAGTTGGACATTTCACCCATAGTGTCGTTGCGTCTCCAGATGTAGTTGGACATCGAACCATAGACATCCATGAGTTGCCGACCAATCTCGCCAGCCATAGCAGCCGCTTGTCTCTTCAGGTTCTTGAGTTCGTTAATGACCGCTTGCCCCGGTCCATTGACTTCTAGATTAAGGGTTGAGTTCTTGTATGCGCCAGCAAGGTGGGCAATCACCCAAGCAAACTGGTAGGTGTTGAGTTCAGAGGTGGCAAAGGCAGCGACTTGTTCCATGCCGTCAGAATAGCAACGATAGACCTGAATACAGAAGCGGTCAGCCCAGTCGCTTGACCCATAAGCAGGGTCAGCACCAATGACGTAGTAGGCGGTGTCTACAGGCTCTTCCCACACCTTTAAGGTAGCCAAGCGCTCAGTAGACTTGACTACTTGGGTATCTTGGAAATTAGCCCCAAAGACATAGCGGTAGTTATCAAAGGAGAGCTTCTTAGAAATCTTGGCTGCATCAGTACAACGGGCTATAGAGAAGAAACTAGTGCCGGTCATCACAAAGGCATAGTCCTCTGTGGGTGGAAACTCTTGGTACATCAAGCTCTCATCCTTGATACCTTCAAGCATCTTCCAGCGCCACCAAGCCATTTGTCTTGAGTTGACCTCAAAGTTGTAGAGCTTCTTAATGTCCTTAGTCCACTCTTTCTCTTCGGTGGTGAGTTTGCCGTCCCAATAGACTTTGTAGATGTCTGAGTCAGGGTCAGCAGAGTAAAACTCATTGCGCCACCATCCGCAGAAGATAGCCTTTTGGGTTCTAGCCCGTTTAGCAGTAACGTACATCTCATGGAACATATTGAAGCCACGGGCTGTAGATTCGAATATGTAGAGTCTCTCAGGATTAGTCTCAGCAAGAGAGGCTAAGAGGGAAGCCAGACCTTCCTCATCACCCCAAGAAGATGTTTCTGTGCCGTGAAGAAATGTGATGCCTTTTCCGCGTCCGAGAGAACCCTTGGCTCTGAGTCCCGCGACTTGGTAGAAGATACGGCTTCTGTTTTTGAGGGACAGAGAGTTTCTGTTGTGGGCAAGCATAGGGATTTTGTACTCTTTTGGGAGTCCATCCATGTATGCACCGAGTGTTCCTCTGAACATATCTCGGTTTTCTTCGGTGTCTGTAACAAGTGTTCCCCCAAGACCAGCGTTAGTGAAATGCCAATAAAGGTCTAAGGCTAGGCTTATCGTGGTAATCCCTAACTGTCTACCCTTCAAAATGACAAAGAAGTGAACCCCGTTCTCTAGACCAGAACTAATCTCTTCCATCACATAGGTCTGTGAACCAAGGAGATGGTCCATGTTCCTAAGACCCTGTTCCTTAGTCTCAATTTTGAGTTGAGCGCAGAACTTATAGAACTGTTGTAAATTAAATTTCATCTAAGTTCCAATGAATGATGTCCCCGGCAGCCTTTTTGTTCCTAGCCACATTTAGTAGCTCCTGAACAGTTATGGGCGAATACTGCAATTTCCATCTGTCAACCAAGGCAATCTTCTGTTTCTTGGTTTTACACAGTAGCGCAGCCCTGACTTCTCCCTGAAGCCAAACCCTACTCGCCCTTAACTGCTCTTTAGTGGATAGGTTCGTATTGCTCAAGCTGGCTACGCACCTTCTCTAACTCCTCTTGTGCCATCAGCATAAGACGAGCAGACTCGGTATGCACCCGCATAAGCTCATGGAACAGTTCAGCATGGCTCATGGCATACACACGCTCCATATAAGCCTTCTTCATGTCCTCAGCAGCCATAGGCATCATGGCGTTATGACCGTTTACTAAGCCGTTCTCCATACCCTCACTCCTTCCTTCTCGCATCTAGCGATGAATTTACGTTCTAACTTCTTGCCAGTCCGATAGTTGTTGTTACACACCACTTGTAACTTCCCACCGTCAACAAAGAAACTGTCCCCAACCTCCATCACCTTATACGGATACCGCCGCTTATCAGGTGGCACAGGCACATCTTTACTTACTTCCATGCTAATCATTTGCATCCCCCTATCCATGTTGGGCAGTATAGACAAAAAAAAGCCCCACCACAAGGGCAGGGCATAAGTTCCATCAAAGGAATGACAACTGACAAGACATCACTATACAGGAAAACACATATTTTTTTTGGTGGAGGAAGCGAATGGGGCACACACCAAACCATACCCAAACCCAATCGATGACCGCGAGAGCGTAGAGCGTGAGAGCGTGAGCGTTACCTTACCCATTACCCTTACCGATAGCATAGAGCGTGCATGGTACGCCGCATAGAGCTACGCTACACACACACAATAAACCCCTTTTCACGGTAGCGCATAGAGTAGATGTTATGTTAACTTACCCTCGTTTGTGAGCGTTTACAGTATGTATACACTTAACTATATTAATACCATTTATTACATAGTATGTATACACTAATATATATATAATAGTATGTATATAACATAGTATGTATATAACATATTATGTATACATTATAGTTAATACATAACATAATTACCTTTATAACATAATATTAACATAATATATATTACTGTTGATAACTCTGTTGATAACTAACAATCGGGAAAACCCTAGTTTTACTATATTATCTATATATATCATATACTTATGATTATTATAGTTTTGATATGGCACGTTTCTATTATGCTATATATAGTAAGAGCTACTCTTTTATTAATCTTAATAATCGTGTATACTCTTATTTCCTAATCATTCAAAGGGGTTTTTATGTTTTATGCAACTGGTTATCTAGCTAGCTTAGTGCTAATGCTAATGGCGGTACTTGGTTTGCTTACCGGTGACATTAGTGCCGGTGAGTTTATAGCGTGCATTTTATGCGGTACTGCTAGCGGTATCTATTTTGTCTACCGTGACTACATGGGGAAATAATCATGAGTACCGTATACCAAGAAGTTACCGATTCGATTATTAAACAGTTAGAAAACGGCGCTATGCCTTGGATAAAGCCTTGGACTACCGATAGTACCGCCGATAAGAATTTCATTACACAAGCGCCATATCGCGGCGTTAACCGTTTAATGCTTGGTTTATCAAGCATGATAAATGGCTACACAACGCCGGTATGGGCTACGTTTAAACAATGGAATGACTTAGGTTGTCGTGTACGTTTACACGAAAAGGGTACAAAAATTGTCAAATACGGTACTTATCAAAAAACCGGCGTTGATAAGCAAAAAAAGGAAATAGAGTTCACAAGCGCTTATCTAACCGCGTTTACCGTGTTTAACGCTTCACAAGTGGAGGGCGTAACTATCCAAGCGCCTAGCGTACCGGATAAACCGTTTAACGCTATCCAAGCGGCGGAGGAACGTATTAAGCTAACCGGCGCGATAATCACGCATGGCGGAGATAGCGCTTTTTATGCCCCTAGCGTTGACAAAATCAACGTACCGCATAAGGCTAGCTTCATAAGTGAAGCAAGCTACTACGCTACCGTTTTCCATGAGCTAACCCATTGGACTGGTGCGGAGATACGTTGTAACCGTAACCTAAAGGGTAAATTTGGAAACCCTCTCTACGCCTTTGAGGAATTAGTAGCGGAAATGGGCGCGGCGTTTTTATGTCAGGACTACCGTATCGCCGGAGAGCTACGCCACGCCGGATATATACAAAGCTGGTTAAAAGTCTTAAAAGAGGATAGTAGAGCTATTTTCAAAGCGGCGGCGCTAGCTCAAAAGGCGGTAGACCATATCAACGGGTTAAACGTAGAAAACGCCGATACTGTAGAGCTACCCCTAGCGGCGTAAAAAGTAGCGTGTAGGGCGCTTTAAACGTGTCCTATGCGGTACTTTGTACCATTTCCTAAACTAAACCAAGGGGTAGCTATGTATAGAATTATTGTTTGGCACAACGATAGCGTTAACGGTACGCATCAAAGTACTTTATTTAAGGGTACTAAGCTAGGGCGCGTATTGTTTGATTTTGACCAGTACCTAAAAAACGCACCGGCGCGGTCATTCAACGCGCACAACTTGATTCAATTGCACCATATCGAGCGCGGCGTTGTTGCTAGCTTTCCCGCATCACTAAGGGGCTAGCCATGCACAAACGCACGCTATACCAAATACGAGAGTACAAAGCGCCGCACGCGTATAGCACGCCGCTAGGCGTAAAGCTACGCACCAAATGGCGCTCTGTTAAGTTAATAGCACGCCTTACGCTAGCCGGTCACCGTGACATCGTGCTAGTTCCATTTCACGTTAACTTTAAGGGGTAAACAATGAACGCACAACATGAACTAAACCTAGCACTAAAAAGCATACCGGAGGGCAAACGCGGTCAAGCTATCGCATGGGCGCTTAACTGGTCAGGGGATGACATTTTCGAGCTATTGTGTGACGCGCTCACCGATTCTAATTTCCATGAAGAAGTTAAAGCTATCAAAAAAGCATATATGGAAACCATGCAATTGAGTTAAGCGCCTAGCGTGTAGCGCCTACCAAATGGGCGCTATGCGGTATGCACTCGCCTACCATTTCCTAACTACTTAAAAGGGTAAAACCATGCAATACGAAGTACAACATTGGACGCTATGCGATAGCTGGATAAACACTTGGACGGTGACCGATAGCGAGGGCAACGAAAGCCCTAGCTATTTTCCCTCACACGCGCAAGCGCAAGCTGCATTGTCTGATTTCCTAAAAGAAGAGCTAATCGAATACCAGAATGGCAACATTGAAAGCCCCTACACGTCTGAAGAGTTCCGGATTACTCCGGTAACCCATTAAGCCCTATAACCCCCCCACGCGCCTACGGGCGCGTAACCGGAGATAAACCCATGCTTGACGTTGAATATGATGACCATTTAAAACAATGGCTATTTAATTTTCACGGTGATTTAATCGTGTTAGATGCTAAAAATAAAGATGATGCAATAGACGAGCGTGACATTTTCCTAATGGAAAACGGTAGCGATATTGATAATGGAATGGAGAGCTAAACCATGTTGAAACCCGTACTAGAGAAAATTCCCCCCACGCGCACCCCTACGCGCCCCACGCGCCTACTCGCGCAAGGGTTTGACTATGTACCGGCATCACGCACCGACATCACCCAAACATGGCGGCGCTTTGGATGGACTCCAAAGGAGAAGACCAAGTGACCCCAGAGGCTGCCCGTACCCTACTGGACCGTGTACGCGAGGGGCATAACGCCCCCGTGTATCTGATTACCATTGCCCTTATCTTGACCGGAGATTTGCCCCATGCGTGACCAAACTGATTGTCATTACCCCCATACGCGCCTATGTCTACAAGACTGTGAAGATGGATGCCGCGCCCGTAAGACTGTATGGCGTAAGCGCACCATAAAAGAGTTGCAAGACCAAGAGCTAGAAGATGAAGCGTTTAGGAAGATTCCCCAACATACCTATGAATGTAAGCACCTTGGGGTTTGTATGGATAGACCTAGCCATTGCCTTGATTGCCCGTCAAACAATGCCTGAGATACTCTTCATTGCGTTTATTGCGTTTATGATTTTCTTGGTACTTGTTGACAAGGATTGAAAGTTTGATATGATTCGCACCGTTGCCGTCGTAAGCAATATCTTGAAGCCATTTAAGCCAGCATCCCTCCCCATTTCTATGGGGTTACGACAGGGGTTCTGGGTTAAGTGGCTTTTTTATTGTCTACGCGCAGCCGCACTCCACGCGAGAGCAGAGCGCCTACATGGGCGGCTTGGAAGAGAACATAGGGCAGCGCATCACCCCGTTGATAACCCTACCGAACTGTGTGCGAGGTATCGGGCAAGACAGAGGGACATGGTGAGACAAGACCTCTATCGAATGAATCGCATCCCTTTGGGGAAGCTAGTGCATACGCATGGGCTTGGGGGAGAGCTTCTCACCCTTGGGGAAACTATTGTCTAAACGAAAGGTAACTATGGAACAAGACGAAGCATACAAAGCATGGTGGCACAACGAGGGTAGTGGAATTATTCCATTGCCCAATGAAGATATGGAAGAGTTTGCCCATCGTATGACTCAAATTGCATGGTCAAACGGTGCATTTAAAGAGCGTGAGGCGTGTGCAAAGATTGCTGATAAAGAAGTTGATTTCTGGTTAAAAACAGATGCTGAAAAAGAAAACTATTCAGAGCAAGCATTATTTATTGCTAAAGAAATCAGAGCAAGGGGAAACTATCAAAAAGGAGAACCCGATTAAAAAATACAATGGCTAATCCCCATAACTGTGATACATTACTTACTCATTCCTAACCATACCGAAAGGGGAAATATGAAGCCTTTAATCTGTGCTGACTGTAAGTGGCACATTCCATCAAAGCAAAGTAGCAGCGTAGCCAACTACGACCGTTGCAAAGCTAGTGAATCAATCAACCTAGTAACTGGTGAAGCAACTTACAAATACTGTGAGTCCATGCGGATGACTACTAGCGCCTGTGACTTAGACGGCAAGCTGTTCGAGTTAAACCAAGCAGAAGAGGAGACTCCAAATGGCAACTAAGCTGCAAGACTCTCTTGTTAGAAAGATACAAGAGAACAGAGAACTAAAAGACACCATCAAAGACTTGCACACACAAGCAGAGAAAGACAAAGCCTTTCTTAGAGAAGTGCAAGACGAATCAAATAACCTAGAACTAGCCCTCAAGAAGTGCATCCTCTCTAAAGCAGAGCTGAACGACCAAATAGAGCAGCTCAAGGATGACTTGAACAAGTATGCCGAGCTGTATCACTCAACCAAGATAGTAGCTCAAGCATTGGGCGAAGCAGTCTATTTCCTCACTAAGGAGAAACAACATGGCTAACGATAGAAACGACTTTGCACCAGAGATACGCAACTCTGCTTGGTGGTCAGGCGATAGCCGTATGGCAGCCAATGGGCGCGGTAATGATGCAGTCCTTGAGAAGCTAGGGGTTAAGGAAAGACCCGACTTGTCAGAGGTTGAAGCAGTCCAAATGGGTCATGTTATGCAACCCATCATTGGACAACTAGCAAGTGCCAAACTGGGCATGGAATTGAAGGAAGCAGACTATGCGCTCACTCACCCAAAAGAGACTTGGATGCTGTCCCATTTCGACCTCATCTCGACTGACGGGCAAACGCTTGTGGAAGTCAAAAACTACAACGCTGCTGTTCGCAACAAGTTCGATAGTGAAGCCAACATCATCCCTGCGGCTGATATGGCGCAACTCATCCACGAAGCGGCTTGCCACAATATCAACGACATTGTGCTGGCTGTTTTATTTGGGGGACAAAACTTTGAAGTGTTTAAGTTCACCATTGAAGAAGCACAGAAAGAGCAGCTCATCAAGGATATGGCGAAGTTCTGGGGACACGTTGCGTCTAAGCAGTACCCTGAACCTGAGACTACCGAGCAAGCGAAACTGATTTACTCTGTATCCGCACCCACAAGCATCACCGCACCGCAGTCTCTAGAGCAAATGTGCCAAGCCTTGACTTACACCAAGGAACAGCTCTCTAAGTGGGAAGCAGAGGAAGAGAAACTCAAGGTGGAAATACAGAAATTTATGGGGGTCAACAGCGAATTGGTAACCCTAGACGGCAGAGTCCTTGCCACTTGGAAATCATCTAAGGGCAGCATGAAGTTTGATTCCAAACTGTTTGAACAATCCATGCCTGACATATACAAGTCTTATGTTCGGGAAGTAGCCGGTAGCCGTAGATTCTTGGTGAAGGGGTAATTATGTTGCTATTCAAAACAAAACGATTAGAGCGCCTAGAGCGTGAAGTAGTCATGCTAGAACACTTGTTTCACAGCGCCCTACAACGCATATCTAACTTAGAAGAGGCTCGGTGGGGTCTGAAGGTTGACGGTACAGCAAAGGCAAAGCCGGGAAGGAAGGTCAAAGATGAACGCATTTCCTAGCCCCCGAGACCCTAAGACCGGCTCTGATGACAAGGGCATGAGTCTTAGAGATTACTTTGCTGCCCACGTTATGCAGGGAATGATTGCCGAACCATCCCTTAAAGCAACGCCTGAAGAGTTTGCTCAGAGGTCTTACATGGTGGCAGATGCAATGTTGAAAGCGAGGGACTTGTGACCACGCAAGATGTCGCTATATATGTGATGGCTGCATCCTCAGTCATAGAAACATTCCTAACTATTTTGGAGAAATTTACATGAGTAATATCGTTGCCGTTCAAGACATGGCGGTCATGGCTGACAGTATCGTCAAGTCAGGCTTTTATGGCTTTAAGACTAAAGAGCAAGTCATGGCTGTAATGCTTGTAGCCCAAGCAGAAAACAAGCACCCCGCCTCAGTTGTCCAAGAGTACGACATCATTCAAGGCAAGCCAGCCCTGAAGTCTCAAGCTATCCTCGCCCGCTTCCAACTCTCTGGTGGCTCTGTCCAATGGGATGTAGTCACGCCCAAGGCAGTCAAGGGGACATTCAAGCACCCACAAGGCGGTACTCTTACCGTTGAATGGACTATCGAAATGGCAAAGCAAGCCGGTATCTACCGTGACGGGTCAGGATGGTCTAAGTACCCTGAAGATATGCTCAGAGCTAGGGTTATCTCTAGGGCTGTGCGCTCTATCTACCCCGCTTGTATCTTGGGACATTACGCCACAGAAGAGGTCATGGACTTTGATAGTCCTGCGCCTAAACACATGGGCGTTGTAGAAGACGTTAAACAGCCCGTAGAGGTCATAGAAGACACCGGTGGTGACTACTCCCTTATCTTGCCTGATGGTCAAATCTATGCTTCTTTCCACACGCCTGAAGGATGGATTGCAGGATATGGGGAACTTGTAGGCAAAGTTATGGCTTCATCAAAGCTATCTGATGAGCAGCGCACAGAGAAAGTAGCCAAGTTAGCCGAAGCTAATATGACTGTAACTGAGAAGTTCAGCAGTTTTGACAAAATCAAAATCAGAGCAGAGCTTGCTAATCAAGGGGTAAACCAACACCCAAAGTCACCAGCGTCCCAGTTCGTAGCCGACATGGAACACAGCGACAAAATATTCTGAACCATTTGCAAAACGTAGGCTCACTAACCCCGATGGACGCACTTAATAACTATGGCTCATTCAGGCTTGCAGCCCATATCGAATATCTTAGGAAGCAAGGACACCCAATCCTTACAACTATGGTTAAAGAAAATGGGCGCGAGTATGCCCGATATATCTACCGTTGAAAGGAAAATCATGGAAAACCAAAAGAAACCCCCGTTTGTACCCCTAGAGATGAAAGGGCGTATGACAAAGAACACCTACAAAAAACAGGGTTCTACCGAGCCAGACTGGAAAGGCACGTTCATGTATGAAGGTCAAGTCATTACCTTTGGCGCATGGGAGAACGATGCTGGCTACGGTGTCTACTACAACATCAAAATCAACGACCCTAACTGGAACAAACAACAGCAGCAGTACCCTAAAGAGGTAACTGACAAACCGGTCAAGTCTTATCCAAAAGATAGTGACGTGCCATTTTGACGGCTAGCTTCTCTCTCCCGTTTCCCCCTAGCGTTAACGCCTATTACCGCAACTTTCGCGGTCACATGGTAATGAGCGCCAAGGGAAGGGAGTTTAGAGAAGCTGTCCAAGTATTTGTAATTGAAAACAACATTCCTAAGTTTGGGGATAAAAAATTGAAACTAACACTAATTCTGCGTCCTAGAGACAAGAGAAAAATAGACATCGACAACCGTATCAAAGCGGTACTTGATGCACTAGAACACGCTGGAGTGTTTGACAACGACTTCCAAGTTGACCACATTGAGATGATTCGAGGAGAACAAATCAAAGGCGGTCTGCTTCATGTAGTCATAGAAGAAATGTCCCCCCGGCATCCCGAAGTCGAGTCCCACGAGGACAGTTAGGAACGTGACGGGGCAGCGTTTCGGGTAGCCCCACTAATTCAAAGGACACACATGATATTAAACGTTTTGAACAACGCTTTTTTGCTTTTTATGATTGGTTTTTTTATATGGGCAATAAGCCGATAAGGAGAAGAACACATGAACGAAATATTAACCAACCTAAAGGAAACACATGGAAACAATTGACATCCCATCTATCGGCACAGTAGAAATACCGCCAGAGAAAAACCACATCTTTGTAGCAACACCTATGTACGGTGGTCAATGCTTTGGCTTCTTCACGCAAGGCTGCTTACAGTTTCAAAAGTTGGCTATGAATAACAACATAGACCTGACGTTCTCTTTCCTCTTTAATGAGTCTCTGATTCAGCGAGGACGCAACCTATTGGCTAACGCTTTTCTGAAGTCTAAATGCACCCATATGCTGTTCATTGACTCAGACATTAAATTTATTCCAGAACACATCTTGCCAATGATTACTGCTGACAAGGACATCATCTGTGGCATCTATCCCAAGAAGGAAATCAACTGGCAGACAGTCAGAAACGCTATGGCAGCCGGTGTGCCTGATGGAGAGCTAAAAAACCATACAGGCAACTTTGTGGTGAACCTTGTGAACTATGAGGAAACAGTCACAGTTCCAATCGGTGAACCTCTAGAGATATGGAATGGTGGCACAGGCTTTATGCTCATCAAGCGAGAGGTCTATGAAGGTCTAGTGGGGAAACTACCTACATACCTCAACAATGTGATGGACATTCAAAATCCTCAGAACGGGGAAAGAATCAATGAGTTCTTTGCTACTTGCATAGAAGAAGAATCAGGACTCTTGCTCTCTGAGGACTACTACTTCTGTAAGAAGGCTAGAGAGCATGGCTTTACGGTATGGGCAGCGCCTTGGGTAGACCTAGCCCATGTCGGCACATACGCCTTTGAGGGTCAGCTTCTCAAGACTCCATGAGGTTTGTAGTTACCGCACCCCCGTATAGCGATAAGTCTGCGGGGATTGTGATGCTCTACACCCTACGAGATGAGCTAAAAGGCTTGGGCTATGACGCTGAAATCATGCCGTTTGAAAAGCCTATCACTATCCCTGATGACGCAATAGTTGTTTATCCTGAAGTGGTTGATGGAAACCCTTTAGGAGCTAAGAATGTGGTGCGGTACTACCTAAATAGGGAAGGCATGGCTTCTGGCAACAAGGTCAATGCCTCTCCCAATGACTTCATACTAGCGTTTAACAAGCTCTATTATGAAAACCCTCATGCAGTTATTCGATACGAAAATTTCAATCCTCATTGCTATTTTGGGAATAAGTTAACTTTCAACAGAAAACTAGACTGCACCTATATCGGCAAGGGCAGTATGTATTCAGATGAGTGCAAGGTAATTGAGGGGACTATTGAGATAACTAGAACAGCGCCAGCAGAGAAAGAAGGATTAGCCGACTTGCTGAGACAGACTCGGTTTTTCTTTACTTACGATATTTGCACCGCTTTAGTTTCAGAAGCAATAATTTCGGGAGCTATTGCAGTTCCTTTATTATTTCACCCCTACAAGGCTGAAGAACTAGAGTATCCATTTGGCTCTATTGTTGGAAACTCTATCCACATACCGCAAGACTATGAGCAAAGGCGCGGAGCATTTATTGCTACGGCTACAGGATATGACCTAGCCAAGCAAACAGAATCCTTTGCTCAGAAGGCTATAGCTCACTTTAGCGACAGCCCCACCGCTTCCTAGCAGCCTTGCCTCTTTCGCCTTTCCAGTTCTTAGAACGGGCGCAGAAAGACTTGTGGCGAGGTCCTGACTTAGTTGGCGCTTTGAGTTTGCTGCCGGTAGCACGGTTGACCTTTGCTCGACCTTTAGCAGTCAAGCCACCGCCAGACTTGACAGAGAGCTTTTCACCTCTGCCGACAGACAAATTAGGGGATTTCTTTCTAGGCATTGTGATACTCCTCTTCAGTCAGTATGCCAATCTTGTACTTGCCTTCAGGCTTGTAGATTGTTAACGATTGCTGGCGCATCTCAGGGGCAAAGGAGAGGTGCATCCACCGACCGTATTCGTGTATGAGCTGGTCAAATTTGATGCCATTCTCTATAACAAGCTGACATAGCGCGTAAGGAGTGTGAGCAGTAGAAGAGCAGTCAATAGCCCAACCATCCATGTGGCTGGATACCTTAGAACCGCCAACAGCCACGTTGACATCAGGCAAGCGTAGCCAAGAATTAACACGAAGAGCGCCTGTGACATTTCGGACTGCCTCCAACTGATTCGCAGCCGACTTCATGTTTTCTAGTTGTCTCTCGTCTGGCTGATTGTTAATGTGCATCCGAATAGCTGTTTCGCTATACGCTGCCTCATCAAGACTGAAGTGTTCGCTTAGATTCATTTCTTAGCCTTCATATCCATGATTTTCTCTAGCGTTCTACCACCGAAGTAAAACGACATAATCAACATTCCCCATTGACCTAGCAGCTCTACATAGTTGTTATTAACCTCAATATCCCATGCAGACATCATGGCAAAGGTTGTGTAGGTAATTAGGATAAACACTAATGTCATAGGACGAATATTCTTGGACAGCCAAGAGTCACTACCCATGTCTGCTTTGAGGCGTTCAGTCAACTCATGTTGCTCAGACACATCTGCATTGAGTTTGGCTAACTCACCATTTTGCTGCATCTCTAGTAGCTTGAGTTTGGCTTGCTCAGCTTGAGCAGGGTCAGGAAATACCTTGTCTAAGATTTTTCCACCAATGTCTAGAAGTGCGCCAATAGGTATCATTTATCTCTCCAACAAATTTCTAACTGCTTCTTGT